TACTTCTGCAATTAAAGACAAGTTAACAACTCAATCATACTTTACAGGATTTAGACTTAATTTTGGTCAAAATGATTTGCTAATTGCAACAAATATCGATACGCTAGATACTCCTGCAGGAAAAGTGGTTGTGGTTAAATTATACGAACCACTTCCAACAATGTATGGAGTAAAAAGTGTAACTAGTATAGCAGAGGTTGTATGTGATTCAGTAGCATATAAAGTAGATTCTCAGTATATAGCTCCTAAAGTAGAACCACCAACTTTAAGATCTCCTAATTTTAATTTAGAAATAGCTGATAACGCAGTAGTTCCTACAGGATATTTAGACTATAATGACCTATTTAGTTATCCAATAAACAACTCAAATAGTCAAATATTTTCAGCCATAAATGAAATGGGAGCTGAGATTAGTGTGGATTATTCTGACTATAACAACTTTATTCACTTCTCTTCAGCACAAGAGAGATTGATGAATTTTAAATATAAATTAGATTTAATAAATAACTACTCAGCAAGCCTATCAGCAATATCAATAAATACAATATCAGGATCAGTAGGAGTATCAGGAAGTAGTGACTATTATAAAAACCTATTAACAGGAGTAGTTAGTAATTTTGATCACTATGAAAGATTCTTGTACTACGAATCAGGAAGTACTTCATGGCCTAAAAGCAATACAGCTAGTCCTTACATAAATAAAAGTAGTAACAACATAGAGAGTATAACTTGGTACGCAAATCAACTATCAACAGCAACAAGCTACGATTTAACAAATTACAATTCACTAGTATATAGTATTCCAAGTTTCATAAGAGATGATACAAATAACGACAACTATTTGACTTTTATCTACATGGTAGGCCAGCATTTTGATAACTTATGGCTGTATTCAAAAGCAGTAACAGATAAGTATGATGCTGATAATAGAATTAACTATGGTATTTCAAAAGATTTAGTAGGTGAAGCTTTAAGGAACTTTGGAGTTAAACTATATACATCAAATAAATCTATAGAAGATTTATTTACAACATTTATAGGACAAGCATATCAATCAGGAAGTGAAAAAATAAACCACTACATAACAGGTTCTTTAACAGGATCAAATACACCTATTCAACCAACTTCTTATGATAATTACAACAAAGAAGTTCAAAAAAGAATCTACCACAACTTACCTCTACTTTTAAAATCAAAAGGAACAGAAAGAGGTTTAAGAGCACTTATAAATTGTTTTGGAATACAAGGAGATCTTTTAGATATAAAGTACTACGGAGGTAGAAATAATACAGAAAGACCGTTCTTTGGAGACTACCAACCGTATACAAGTTCTCTTGATAAAATAAGACTTGACAATACTGGAAGTATAACTTCAGGAAGTACTTTATCAATCAATACATCTATAATAAAAAGAAATGATAAGTATACCGACGATCTACATGTACTAGAGGTTGGATTTTCTCATGTAGATAATATTGATACATACATTCGAGCAAATATAACTGGATCATTTGATATTGATGATTACATAGGAGATCCGCAAAGTCAATATGAAAACACATACTCAGGACTAAGTGGAGTAGCCAATACACTATTATCAGGATCACTAGGAACTTCAGGATCGTATGATTTAAGAGATTATGTACGACTTATTAAGTTTTATGATAATACAATCTTTAAAATGGTTAAAGATTTTATTCCAGCAAGAGCAGTAGCAGATACAGGAATTATAATTAAACCAAATTTACTTAACAGATCAAAAGCTAAATCAGTAATAACATCAGGTTCAAGACCTGAATATACAGGTTCAATTGATACCGCATTTATTGCAGGAGGACATGGAAATGTCTACAACGTAGGTTTTGCAGAATGGAGTACAGCATACCCAGATACAGTACAAACACCAAATGGACAGGCTATTCAAGGTTATCAACATTTACAAGAACAACCAAAGTATAACGGAGAACTATCAGGAAGTGAAATACTAGTTACAAATGGCAATTTAACAGTAAATAATCCATACTTAATAAACATAGAAGGAGCACATTTTTATAGTGTTTACTTTGTAAGTTCATCTAATGAAATTTGTCTACTACAACCAACAAATAACATTACCTACATTACATCATCAACAGATACCTTTAACCTAAGTGATTTTTTTAGCTTTGCAGTTAACTGCAATGTAAGTGAATCAGCAATAGCATTTACACCACCATATACACCAATTACTTTTCCACGTAATTTCGGAAATGATGGGTATAGCCAATATCAGCACTTCTCCCTATCAGTAACAGATCCAACAAAACTAGTAACATGTCAAGCATCAACAAATTTAGTTTATGGAATTTGTAACATACAACAAAGCTATAACAGCAATAGTGTAACACAGTATTTACAAGGAGATCCAACAACAGAGTACGATATTACAACTTGGTTTAATACAGGACCTGCAGCTATAGCCAACCTACAATATACAGCATCTTGGAATGATGGAACAGATCATACAGTAACAATTACAAATCCAACTGCATACCACTTTACACAAGACCAAGGAACAGTAGTAACAATTCAAGTAGCAGATACAGGACTAGGTAATCTATGTAAATCTAGCATACAAGTATTTGTATCAACAACAGCATTAGGAACAGTGAATACCGGTTCATATACAAATAGCTACCATGGACATCACGGATTGCAATTTGCATTTGCAGAAGCAACTCCAGTAACAACTGCACAAGGTGTAGAATCACATCAATTTAATGAAAATTTGCAATATGTAGGACTTACAATAGCAGGAAATATACACAGTAATTCAACAACAGCAAATAGAGGGATACCAGGATATTTTACTCCTTACAACTACCCTGCACAGTATAATTTAGGATTAGGACCATCTACAAGATACACTGCATACACACTAACATGTACTAATGCAAACTATAGAACATACGATACTACAACAGCACAACCAGGTAGCCCAGTTGGTGGTTGGAGAGGAAATTGGAATATAGCAGTACATCTTACAGCAGATAATTTACTAGCTAGCGGCTTAGAAGGAAGTATCACATTAGATCCTATACCATTTAAAGATAAAAGTGCATATAGTTACAATGATGCAATAGAAGAAGGTGGAGAAGGATTATTTCAATATTTAAGAAATGGAGAAAAATCATATCCAACAACTGCAAGATATGGACCATATAGACCATTTCAAACAGGATCAGGAACCCATGTACAGCCTTATGCACTGACCTATCAAACCCAGGTTTCTAAGACATATCAAGAAGATAGTAGTGGTGCTCTAGTACCATTATGGAGATCAAAACATTTATTAGATCGAGCATACATATTGAGAGCTTATCAAGATCAACATCCTACTTCATATGCACAAGTTACAGTATACGGAGATTCTGGAATTCTAAACCAAGAAGAGTATAATGGCTATACACAACTTCCACTAGAAGGAGCACCATATAACGTAGTATTAAACGGTATATCAGGAATGGGTGCAGATGATGCTAAATACATAGATATTTGGTTACTTACAAATTGGGACTACTCACTAGGTACTCCATCAGGTATCCAAAATACAATATACACACCACCAACAGCAGGTGAATTTGATCCAGCTAGTATACCGGCACCTCAGACTAACCCTGATGGAAGCATAACTACATTTGGACCATGGATAAAAGTACCAATAAGATATTTCTGGCAACCAACCTATCCAATGACAGAAAAGCAACAGATTATGTACGTAGTAGGACAAGGATGGGGAAGCAACATACCAGGCTTTTAATAATATAGAGTAATACAATGACAAGACAAGAATTTTTAGCGCATGTACAACTACATCCTAACCAGGTAAATGTTTGGTATAATGATGACGCACCACCATATATAATAAAAGCAATATCAATACCAGTAATAGATGGTAATCATAACAACATTACAAATTACCTAACACTAGTACAGCATATTACACTACCACTACCTCAAGGAGGAATTGTAACACTAACAGTAACAGCTAGACAAGTTGTAACAGGTACTGTTAACGGAACTTTCACAACTTGTTACTTACTAGACACAACACCAGTAACAGTTTCACAAATAACACCAGTTAGTGAAACATGTAACATACAACTATTACCAGCAATAGATGATGCAGAATTTTTTGATAGTCCATACAATGTATTACATGGTTCCATAGAAGAACTAAGAAATTCTACATATATTATGCAAAGTGATAGATATAAAATAGGCACTTTAGCAAACCCAACATACACAGGACCCTTAAACATAGAACAACTCTTGTCAGGATCAGCATCATTAGCACATGTCCAAGACAGTAACTACACATCTACAGGGTGGATAAGAGGTAGGTATGAAGGAACTAAAACAAACGAAAAAGACTATAAAACTAGTCCTGCAGTAACAGGAGTAGTTTTCCAAGGAGCAGAATTTCCAGCAAGTGCATCTATTTCACAAATAAACTATGCACAACAGAGCAATCAAATACTGTATAAAAATTACTTCTCAGCAGGAGCAGGAGAAACACCAGGATTTAATACAATAGATTTAGGATACTTGGTGTACGATACAGTTACAGACACTGACATTATAATACAAATACAAGCTCCACCAGGATCAGGTCTAGTAAGAATGCCACAAGCAGGAGACTTTTACCAAATAGGTTCAGAAGTAGTAAAAGTAGTAGAAGCAGGGATCAATACAGCAACAACTCCACCAATATATACACTAACAGTACTTAGAGGCTATACAGGTACTCCGGCTGGGTACCCATCAAGTCAACCTATACAATACATACAACAAGTACAAATATATAATATGACTGGAGATAAATTATTAGGAGTACCTAAAGGTCAGGTTGTTGTAAAACAAACAGGAGTATCTGTAAAACTAGATGCATTGGGATACATAGTAACTGCTAGTAATGTATTAGCATACTAATCCATAGTTTGTAACTAAAAATAAAAAACATATATTTATTAATAAAAACATACACAAATGGGATATTTAAGTAATCAAGTAGTAACAGTTGATGCTATTCTTACAAAAAAAGGAAGAGAGCTTCTAGCAAAAGGGGATGGTTCTTTCAAAATTACACAATTTGCTTTAGCAGATGACGAAATAGATTATACATTGTACAATCCTGACCATCCAGGTGGATCAGCATACTATGGTGAAGCTATCGAAGCAATGCCTCTATTGGAAGCATTTCCTGATGAGAATCAAATCATGAAATATAAACTTACAACTCTTCCAAGAGGAACAGCTAAGCTACCAGTTCTTGATTTAGGATTTGCAGCTATCAGATTGAAGCAAGGAGCTTCTTTGGCAATCACTCCACAAACATTAAATTACTTAGGATCTTCTCATACTTTTGAAGCTGGAGGATATGTAGCAACAATTGCTGATGCTAGAGTTTTAAACACATACAATGGAGTAGGTATTAATACACCTGAAGCTGCAGCTTTAAATTCAACTACAACTTTAGGAACAAATGTTTCTAAGACAGTAATTGGAACTTCAATTAACTTAACTGCTACAACAGTTAATACTTTATTTGGAGGTAACACAACACTACAAACTACAATTACAGTAATAGGTAGAGATTCAGGAGCACGACTAACAATTCCAGTAACAATTATTCAAGTAACACAATAATAAGATATGTCATTTAAAAGATTAGATCAGGAAGATGTTGCAATAAGTGCAGAATCAGTAGTAGCACCAGCTTGGACAGGACAGGCAACAACTCTTACAAGTTTTTATACTTCATCAAACCAAATAGGAGTAGGGTCAGGTAACTACTACTACGATATTTACCAATCAGCACCAGGAACAACAGGTGCAACCGTTCAATTATCAATAGGATATGGTAACTTACACGGAAGTGGTTCAACACCTATTAATACAGCGGTTAGCTTTGCAAGTCCATCATCAATAGTATATGGTCAGTATAGAACTTTAGTAAATGGAGATGAAAACACAAACTTTACTTTTGGAAATACAACACCAAACTCAGTTTATGTGATATCTCTTAACAGAGCTAGATATAAAGAAAAACTACTACCAGGAAGTTTCAACTTACAACTTTCAGGTTCAGGTGGTATTATAAAACTAACAGACAACTCACAAGCAATAACAGCAGTATCATATGTAGATGCAGGTAGAGTTTTCGACATAGTATCAGGTTCAGATGGAATACCATACACAGGAGTAACAACAACAGGATTCTCACCAGGATCAGGATCTTATGGCAAATTCTTACCAGACGTAGGTACAATTATATTAAATGTAGCAGCATTGAGTGGATCTGCAGCACAAGGAGGAATAGCATTATCTATAAACGAAGGATCAAATATTGCACCAACAGTTAACCTAGGAACTCTTTACAACGCACTAGTTGCAGGAGGTAGTTTTAAACTTCAATCAGAAGAAACAATTACATCAAATTATATATTTGTAAGAGTACGAAACAGTGAATTTAACTACTCAACAAATCCATCAATTATATCAGGATCAGGAGAATTAAGATATGATGTACTTATTAATACTCCTCAAGCATATATGACAACAGTAGGTTTATATAACGACAATAACGATCTTCTAGGAGTAGCTAAATTATCTAAACCTTTATTAAAAGATTTTACAAAAGAAGCGTTAGTAAGAATCAAGCTTGATTATTAATGAATGAGCACTTACAAAAAACTAAACAAACAAGATGCCTTTATTACTACCTATACTGCCTACAAACACTGGGCGGTATCAGGTAGTCAATTTAGTGACTATGGAATTGAAATAATTCCTCAAGCTACTGGAGTATATTCAAGCAGTCTTGCACAGTTATACTACCCACCAAAAATATCAGGAAGTATAGTTTCACATTCTTTTGATAACTACACAGATACAACTCTATACTTACCACAACTTAGAAATTTTAATCCAAATTCATTTATAATATCAATCCCAAGAGCAAAAACAGGTATTCACATAAGACCTGGTGCTGAGTTGGATTTATCTATTTATAACGTAGACGTTAATAGATACGTAAGCAATTCATACTGGGCTAACGATAACTACACTAACGATCCAGTAACATATACAAATATAAACACAACAACACTGTATGATGATGGTGAAGGAGGATTATATACAAGTGGAAGTAATCCAAGAAAGTATGTAGGAGATATAGTATATCCACATGGTATGCTGATACTGACAGATAGTGACTATTTAACATTAATACGAAACATGTGGGCAGCTCCGGTAATACAAGCTGACCCATTAGGCGCAAAGCCAGCTCCAACTACAGATAGTCGTAAAAACATAGCACTTAAGTGGCAATCAAGCCAGCCAATATTTACCCATAACTACCACTGCAGGATAAGAGAATCGGAATATAATTTTACATATAATCCGACTGCATTAAGCAGTTCACTAGGTGTAGTTCACGACAATACTGCAAATATATACAGCACTTCAGGTAGCATAGTAAAAGGGGATTTAAACAATAACGTAACAGGAAGCACTTTCCAGCCGTACATTACAACAGTTGGATTATACAATGATGCAAATCAATTAATAGCAGTAGGAAAGATGTCACAACCAGTTCCTAAACCAGCAAATACAGAAATGACAATAATAGTTAAAATAGACATATAATGGCAATTACATTAAGACTAGACTCAGGATCAGCACTATCTCATGCACAGGTAGATACAAACTTTACTTCAATGTTCTACTCAGCATCCTATACTGGATCAGTAGTAACCTTTTTTAGAACTGGAAGTACTGCATTAGGAATACCAAGAACAAGTGCATCGTTCACCATAGGTGGAGGAGATACACTTTGGACAGCAAGTATTGATAGAATCAGTAGATTAGGACGAGTAGACGTATCAGGATCTTTTGCAAATGGAATAGGAGTACTACCAACAGGACCTTATTCACATGCTGAAGGATCAGGATCACTTTCTTCAGGAACAGGATCACATGCCGAAGGAATAAACACACAAGCAACAAGCCAATACTCACATGCAGAAGGATACTATTCAATAGCATCAGGACCTTATTCACATGCTGAAGGAAACTCTGCTCAAGCAACAGGACTATATTCCCATGCAGAAGGAAATGGAACAGCATCTGGAACAGGATCACATGCTGAAGGACAGAGCACAACAGCATCTGGATCTTATTCGCACGCTGAAGGAGGATCTACTCAAGCAATAGGATACTTCACTCATGCCGAAGGAGAAGGTACAATGGCGATAGGAGAAGGTTCACATGCAGAGGGTGAATATACTCAAGCAATAGGATATTTTGCCCATGCAGAAGGTGAATGGACAGTAGCTTTAGGAGAAAACTCACACGCAGAAGGCCTATACACCTCAGCATCAGGTGATCATTCACATGCTCAAGGAACTTATACAAACTCAAAAGGACAATGGTCACATGCAGAAGGAGGATATACCATAGCATCCGGAGCTTACTCACATGCTGAAGGATCAGGATCACTTTCTTTTGGATATGCATCACATGCTGAAGGACAGAATACATTGGCATTTGGAACAGGATCACATGCAGAAGGATACAATACAACAGCATCAGGAGATTATTCACATGCAGAAGGATCAGGCTCAAGAGCAGTAGGACTTGCTTCACACGCAGCAGGTTGGAACACAGTAGCATCTGGTAGTTATCAGTCAGTAATAGGACAATATAACATATCATCATCAGCTCAATCAGCATTTATAATAGGTAACGGAACAGGAGCTGGAGCAGGTAGATCAAACTTATTATTTGCATCAGGTAACTTATTACAAGTAACAGGAAGTATTAGTGCAACACAAGGATTTACAGGATCACTATTTGGTACAGCATCATATGTTACAACAGCTTCATATGCTACAACAGCTTCATACACAATTGCTACAGCAACAAATGCTACAACAGCTTCATATGCACTAACAGCATCTCAATGGCTTGGAATTAGAAACGGAAACGTAATAATAACAGGATCGGTAGTAATAGGAAGCAACAACATAGCATCAGGTAACGGATCTCATGCAGAAGGATTATATAATACAGCATCAGGAAACTACTCGCATGCAGAAGGTGAGTTTAGCATCGCAAAAGGAGACTACTCCCACGCAGAAGGAAATAATACAATAGCATCAGGATCGTTTGCACATGCTGAAGGATATGTTTCAATAGCATATACATACGCTCATGCAGAAGGATATAGTACTCAAGCGACAGCACAACATGCTCACGCAGAAGGAGGAAATACAAAAGCAAATGGACAGTATTCTCACGCAGAGGGAAGTTTCACAATAGCAACAGGTTCCTACTCACATGCTGAAGGGTACTATACAACTGCATCAGGATCAGGAGCACATGCTGAAGGAGCTAGCACACTAGCATCAGGACCAAACTCACATGCTGAAGGAAACTCAGCAGTTGCATCAGGACAATCCTCACATGCTGAAGGAGACCAAGCAGTAGCAATAGGGTATGGCTCTCACGCAGAGGGATTTCAAACATATGCCGTTGGTAGCTATTCACATGCAGAAGGAATAGGAACACAGGCCAATGGTGCAAATTCACATGCAGAAGGATCACTTACATACGCACAAGGAGATCAATCACACGCTGAAGGAAGTGGAACAACTGCATCAGGATCGTTTGCACATGCTGAAGGAAATAGTACATATGCAAATGGGAACTACTCACATGCAGAAGGAAATAGTACAGTAGCAGGTGGAGTAGGATCACATGCAGAGGGATTCTTTACAATAGCAACAGGTTCATACTCACATGCCGAAGGATATTATACAACAGCATTAGGAAGCTACTCACATGCAGCAGGAAACCAAACAGTAGCATCTGGTAGTTACCAATCAGTAGTTGGACAGTATAATATATCCTCATCAGCACAATCAGCTTTTATAGTTGGAAATGGAACAGGAGCAAGCAGAAGTAACTTAATATTTGCATCAGGTTCACAAGTACAGGTAACAGGGTCAGTGTCAATAAGCAGTGTACTACAATTAGCAAGACAATCATCATTCCCTTCACCAGCATCAGAAGGAATGATAGTAGCACAGGGATCTGCATTAGCAAGCAAATTGTACTACTATGATGGAACAACTTGGAATGCATTATTCTAATAAAAAAATAAAAAATGTGGTTATATCAAAATAAACAAATAAATCAACTTTCAGATATGCCCGAAGACATCTTCGGGTTTATCTACGAAGTAACACATATACCAACAGGTAGAAAGTATTTAGGAAAAAAGCAATTAATTTCTGTTACAAAAAAACCTTTAGGTAAAAAAGAGTTAGCTGAACTAAAAGACAGAAGAGCTAAGACATACAAAATAGTCAAAAAAGAATCTGACTGGAAAACATATTATGGCTCCCACTCAGAAATAAAAGCATTAATGAAAGAAGGTAAACAGTCGGAATTCTCAAGAGAAATTCTTATGTTTACTACAAGTAAAAAATTGCATACTTACTACGAAAATAAATTTCTATTTATTAAAGAAGTAATTGAACCACAATCCAACTATATTAATGATAACATAGAAGGAAGGTATTTTAAAAAAGACTTTTATGATAAAACTACTTAATTTATTAGTTGATACTACTCCAGGTTTAGACTACCATTTAAAACATGATATCCCTTTATCTGAGAATGTCTACAGGTATTCTTCCGATGCATTCTTACAATTGTTCACTGAAGCAAGAAACCTTCACAGAGACGGTTATTTGCAACTATGTGAAGCAGACAGAGTTCTTTTAGAAGAAACAGATATAGGAGAGTTTGGAAGCTTTCAAGGAAAGACAGTACCACTAGACATGCCAATGGTAAATCCAGGAGAAGAAGTTATTTGTAGAAAATGCAAACACAGATGGCAAGTAACACCTGAGGACACTCACCCAGCGCTTTGCCATAATTGTGGATATGATAATGTAAGAGGAGTTTACGATATGCAAGCTCTTGAGGATTGGAAAGCACTTAATGAAGCACAGTACCACGGTAAAGATGTTGAGTTAGGAAAACCACATAGAGGAGGTTCTAAAAAGTTCTTTGTATATGTAAAAGATCCAAAAACTAAAAACATAAAGAAAGTCAACTTTGGAGATACAACAGGACTTTCAGTTAAGATAGATGATCCAAAAGCAAGACATGCATTTGCAGCAAGACATAAATGTGCTACAGAAAAAAATAGGCTATCACCAAACTATTGGGGATGTCATATTGGAAGATATTGGAAGTCATTAGGAGGAGAAAAGAACTTTAGTGGATATTGGTAATATTTATATAAAAAACAATGATAGAGAATTTTACAAAATTAGTATCGTGCTTATTTCACTCAAGTACACAAGTGCATATCTTTCACTTACAAACAAATTCATACTCTGAACACAAAGCATTAAATAAGTATTACGATGAAGTTGTGGAATTAACAGATGGTTTAATTGAAACATTTCAAGGTAAGTATGGCATATTAGTAGATTATAGCAACTTACCATTACAAAACTACCAGGACAATATGCAAGTAGTAACGTACTTTATACAATTGGCAGAATTAGTACACGTAATGAGAGAAGACTTTGAAGATTCATACCTACAGAATCAAATTGATAATGTAGTTGAATTAATAGAGTCAACTAAATACAAATTAAGATTTTTAGCATAATACATAATTTGACATGAGTCAACAAAGTCGACCATATCAAGAGCAAAAAGCATTTGACATTATCCAAAGAAAATTCAAACAGGATATAGCTGAAGCAGAATTAGTTTGGCACAGAGACAGAAGGGATCGAAGAGTACAAGTACTAGGACAAACAGACTGGATGTTTCAACTTGAGGATCAATTACCTCAGCAATTAAAAGACGTAATATTTATACCCAAAGACACCTATCATAGGGTGATAAAGGGAACAGGAGAGTTAAATATATTAATACACGAGTTCTAAGTGGAAGAAGGAGTTTCAGCGTACTATTGGATAGCAACAGTTTTGCTATTGGGTATTGCTTTGTTCGTAAAGGAATTTAACAAAAAATAAAATGAAAAAATCAGAATTAAGAAAACTAATAAAAGAAGCAATAGCAGCACCTGCAGCAACTGGAGCAGTACCAGGAGCAACAGCACCTGTAAGCTCAGATGTAAAACAATTGCAAAAAGCAAGAACTAGCTCTACAACTATCTCAAATGCAAATAAAAGAATAAATAATGTAGCAGAGTTGCAGCAAGCATTCAAAGGATGGATTACTACATTAGGCATCCAATCAGGTGCAGGAACAGAACAAGGTAAAACAAAAGTACCTTATGGAACACTTATTGCAACAATAAACAAAGCTCTTAAAGAATTAAGCTGGAAATAATATGGCTAACGTTGAGCTAAAAACATATGGCGATGTAAAAGCAATCATTAACAAAATGACCAAGCAAAACATCTTTCAAAATGTGAAAGGAGTGTTAGCGGACGAAGGCGTAAACATAGCAGTAAGTTTGCTAGCATCAGTTGTGCCAGGAATAGGTGCTGCAAAAAAGACATACGATATATTTAGAGCAATAGGAAAAAAACCAGATACTCAAAAAACAAATACTTGGTTAGATAAATTAGATATAGATGATCAAACAGCAGCAATAGTTGATGATACAGTTGAAAATGGATTTTTCCAACAATTAGCAAATACAATATCAAAGATACCAGATGACACTGCTCTAGATCCAAGCTTTGACATTAATAAACGATTTGAAGAATACCTAAAGCAGAAATACAAAAACCACTACGTAGCACCAGTACAAGAAATTAAAACAATGAAAAAATCACAATTAAGACAAGTAATTAGAGAAGAGTTAAATAAAATAGGATACTCTAAATACAAAGCAGGAGGAACAACTACAGGAAGCGATACTGATTTTAGTGAAATTCTATGGAACTTAGTACACGGAAAAGACCAAGAAACAAGAGGCAATGATGTATTGGATAGAGCTAATCCTGAAAATGTAGACAGAATTACTAGAGGTGAAGAACCTATGTATGAAGAAGTAAAAGACCTATACTCAAAAGATGATGCAATACAGTATATCGAAGATAACTTAGGAGCTAAGTATTATAAGATTGCAAGTGGTAGAGGAACTCAACAAGTATGCAAAGATGCAAATCAAGCAATACAAGCAGTACAAGATTCTCCAATTAATGAATTTGAATTAGACCTATACGGAGAAACAATATCATTTAGTGCTCCTTACGATGAAGCACACGGTGCAGCTGTTAGAGCAATGGGAGGATTGGATTAATGATAAGCCTTACCAAAATAATAAAAGAGGTAATACAATCAACTACCGAATACGAACAACAAGTTGATAAAATAAGACAACAAGGAGGTGAGTTTTTAGGATCGGGTGATTATGGTGCAGCTTTTTTATTAGGAAACAGAGTAGTAAAAGTAACCACTGATTCAGAAGAATTAGAAGATGCAGGAAAACTACAAGGAGTTGATACTAAGTATTTTGTTCACATTTATGATGTAGAAATTATAAATCAAAAATTAGGAATCATTACAATGGAAGATTTGGAACCATACACAGCAGATCCAGATGAAATTCCAATTGACGATATAATGGCAGAAGCAGACGAGCTAGATATTTATCCTGACCTAGAAGGACCAGGTGGTAAAATAAAGCTTGATAATGTAATGCAAGATAAACAAGGAAACGTAAAAATAATAGACGTATAATGGCAAGAGGAAATCATACATCACCACAAAGAACTAGAACAAACAAAAGCAGAAAGTCAACAGTAAAGACTCTAAACTTAATAAAGCAAAACGAATTAGTACTTAAAAAATTACAGAATGGATAATTTTGATTTAAAAAAATTCCTAGTAGAGAATAAGCTGACATATAACTCTAGAATACTAGAAGCAGCACCAGTAGCTCCTGCACCTCAAGCAGCAGTACCGAATCAAGCACCAGCACCTACTACAGATCCAAATGCAGATGATCAAGTAGCAGATAAAGATGCACAACAAGGATTGAATGGAGCTTTAGCTCTACTACAACAAGGAGCAAATACAATTAAACCATCTGCACAAGACGGACAACTAGAAGAGTCGATGACTTTAGGATTAATTGTAGGAGCACCAGGTATTATTTCCTTATTAGGAAAAGGAGTAAACGGAATGGCTTCTTTATTCCAGAAAGATAAAAAAAGTGGAACTGTAGTTGGTAATGCTCTTAAGAAATTTGGACATAACCTAGAGCATAAGTACATAGATGTAATTGGAGGAATGATAAAACTAGCTTTTCCAAAAAGATACGGACAGCAAGACCCTAATGATGAATCATCTGAATTATATAAAGTAGCACATGGTGTATATGCAGCAATGCTTGTAGCAGCAGCAGTATCAAGTGGAGCAGAAGCATTAGAAGCACACAATTTAATAGGAAAAGGACTAGAAGGTGGATTATCAGCTTTTAAATCATCAGAAGTAGTAGGATTAGCAAACAAAATAGCAGCAGCATAGTACTTATAGTAAAAGTATAATAAAATGGAAAACACATTTGATTTAAAAAAATTCTTAGTAGAGAATAAATTAACATCTAACTCTAAGATGTTAAATGAAGCAGTAGAAGTGCAACATGGAGGAAGGGATGGTACACAAATCCTTGTAGTGCCGGATAATATAAAAATACAGGTAACAGACTACGATGAAGCTACAGATAAAGATATAAACACTGGTACAATAATAGGTGCACCAGAAATAGTTGCAGCATTAAACGCCGATTTGGAACACTACTACGACAGTATTGATATTAATACTGCTTTAGAATACATGTTTGTCTATAATGATCCAAAAACACGTAAACCTATGTATAATATACGTTTAAAATTTAAACAAGTAGGAGATAAGTTAGAAGTAGATCCTACTAGTGTAACAGCAGAACTTCCTGCTAAAGACTAATTAATATTAAAATAATTAAAGAAAGGCTTGTTTATTTGAGTCTTTTTTTGTATGTTATAATGTCAACCAGTTATGTACAACTATGAGCAGCAATATATTATTAGGTTTTATAGAGAATGTATTAGGAAAGTCTTACAAAAGAGCAAGGGAGAACTATGCATTTACCTGTCCTAAATGCAATCACCATAAACCAAAACTAGAAGTAAATCTTCACACAGATGAGAATGGACAAAATCCATTCGAATGTTGGGTATGTGGATTTAAAGGACGTACAATAAAGTCGCTATTAAAACAACTACAAGTACCTGCAGAACAAGCATACGAAATACTTAAATACGTAAGAAAAGGAGATGAGATAGGATATGCACCAACCTCAACAGTTGAACTACCAAAAGAGTTTCAATCTTTATACGAAGCAACAACTACTTCAATTATAGCAAATAAAGTAAGAAGCTATTTGTATAAAAGAGGTTTTACAGACAAGGATTTCTTAAAATACAATA